CTATTTCGAAATTCCATCATAAGCCTGCTCGCAGGTCATTCCCCTGGCTCGGGCTTGGTCAGCGTATTCAGCCAGGTCGCCCGCTCGCTGGTCAACGCGCTTGAGCACGTCGGCCAACACCATTGCGGCGCGGGTAGCTGCCTTGCTTGCGGCGGCAGTGCAGGAATTGCCGCTGGCCTCACTGGCTGCGAGTCGAGCGGCAATGGCGTCGGCCGCCCCGCGCAGGCCGACAGCAGAAGCGCGAGCAGTGACAGCATCAGCAGTCGCTTGGTCGATGATTCGTTGGCCATCTTGCACCGCCTTGTTGATTGACTGTTGGTAAGCCTGTTCCTTGGCGCGCGCGGCGGCCTCATTGGCGGCCCGTGCTTCAGCGTCCAATGTGTCGCGTGCGTCCCATGCAGCCTTCCATGTTGCGTCTGTGACACTCACGCCATGGTGGTAGGCACCGAACAGCGCGCCGGCCACCAATGCCAGTGCTGCTATATAAGGAAGGATTCGCAGCCAGATGCTCATGCCAGGACCTTCAGCGCGGCGTTGTAGAAGTCCAGCCGCTCAGCCAGTCCGTTCAGCCCGCCATTGATGCGACGGGTGATCAGTTCGAAATCCCCGGCATCGGCCGGCGCATTCAGATTGCGCGAGTTCCAGAACCACGCCGCGGACTTGCACGCCCACTCGGCCTGCTCCAGCAGTGCAGGCGTGCGCAGCAAACGGGCATCGCCGAACAGCGCCTTGCTGCACGCGAGGTAGTTGTCGTGCCCGGTGATCTGGATCAGGCCGCGCCCGCGGTACTTCTGCCCGTCGCCGTCTGCCTCTGGCGTATTGCCCAGACGTTTTGCAAGAGTTCCAGTGTCGTACTTGCTCAGGTACTGGTCGCCGCCAAGCTCCTTCACATACTGGAACTGCCCCGACTCATGACCCACCTGCGCGATGAAGGCCGCCATGCGCAGCCGGGTGTTGATCTGGAACCGATCCATGGCCAAATTCAGCGCAGACGCAAAGACGCCAGCCTGTCTGCCAGCCTTCGGGAGGATCTGCAGCAGTTGCTGCGCGGTGATGGGCATGCTTTTCTCCAGACATGAAAAAGCCCGCACTTGGCGGGCTCGTGGCTTACAGTGTGAGGCTATTCGGCCAGCCAGAACTTGCCGGTGGCCGACTCGACCTGGCGCAGGCCGTCGGCCTCTTGCAGCAGAGTGAACTGGCCGGTCAGCGGCAGACATTTAGACTCGTTGAGGGCCTTCAGGGCTGCCTTGTTGGGCTCCTGCCGAACGATGTCCTCGGGAGCGAACGAACGTAGATCGACAATCAGGGCAGCGCGGGCTTGCTGGTCATAGCGGCTCTGGCAGCCATATTCGCCATTCAGCACAACGCCTTGGGCCATGCACTCAAAGGACAGGCCGCACAGCGCGGCGAGCAGTAACGTGGTTTTCATCGCGATCCATCACTTGGGTTTTCCGCAGTATCGCACCGCTCTACACCTACATCCAGTGACCCAGACAGCGCATTTTCATCACCAGCCAAGGTGCAAAGGCGTCATGCCCCGCTTCATTCATATGCACGCCGTCGCAGAAATACTCCGGGCAGTTCGATACCGGCGAACTAAGCCCGTCAATAAATCCAACGCCGGCCACTGACGCCATCGATTGAATCCATGACCTGAAGTTAGCGAGCGGATATCCGGCGTCGACATGCTGAACAACGGTATCTTGCATGAAGTGCCAGATGGGGGACACGCACACAACTTTCATGCCCATCGACTTGCAGTAGTTGATTACTTTGGGGTAATCGATTGTGAACGCGCTGCCGGTGACGTAATAGTTGCCCCAGTCATTCGTGCCCAACATTATGATGATGCCAGCCGGCGGGACCAAGCCAATAGCCCCGCCAATCAATCCGCCGCGATTCGCGCATGCGCCAAATCCCGGTAGCTCTCCCTGGCTCATCCTGAAGCCGGGGGATGACAGGTTCTGGATAGTCACGTTGGCCAGATTCGGTATCTGGCTCGCCGTGAGGGCGCAGGCCGGGCCGACCGACTGGCCATTCTCAGAAAACACGGAAGACTGAATCGAATCGCCCAGCAAAAACCAGCGCTCCACGGCATTCGCCATTATGCGCCCCCGGCCGGCAGCTTGATCGAGGTATAAAACGCGACAACTCGCTCGTCGTCATCTTCCAACTCGACGACATTCGGCCACACTTCTGGATCTTGAGCGCCTGCCAAAATGGCCGTCACTACATCGCCTTCGAGATTCACATAAGTCATATCGAATACCCGGACACATAGACTGAATAACTTGGGGTGCCTGCGGTGCTGTTGCCAATGATCCCAATGTTTTGCGGAACCGTGAGCGGAATAGCGCCGTAGTTGCTGGTCAGTGGCACGTTAGCGCCCAGTGTGGCCGTCAGGTTTTGCTGGCCGAGCAATGTCCCAAGCTGGGAGATGACCGTCAGGGACAGCGTCGAGCTTAGGGTGCTTTGAATGATCAGCTCGCCAGAAGTGATTTCTATGGCGTTCGCCGGAACGATAGTGGTGATAGCTGTGTTCGCGTTCACCGGGGACCCGATAAACGCCGCGTTGAGCTGGATATACACCTTGCGACCACGAACGGCGCACACTTTGAATTGTGAACTAGCGTTGGTCGGAACCACCGTGAGCAGCGCCGAAGTCGTATACCCGGACGGCATGTTGGCCCCGCCGTAAATGGTCGGCATGAAGGTGTTCGGCGAGTTCACGCCCAAGAGCGCCGAGGTGCTGGTGGTCGGGTTGTAGATGGCATAAATCGCCACCCAGCCGCTCACGGGCGCCGTGCCGGTATCCATGGCGTTGATGCCGGTCGTGGCAAGGTTGATCGTCTTGCTGAAGTTGGCCAGGCGGTAGGTCGTGGCGCCCAAGGTGGTGCCGACTACAATTTCATCTGCCGCCACAGCAGCGGACGCTGAAGCTGCCGACACCGTCATGTACAGGTTGGTCGCGGCGCCAACAAGAGGCGAGGATTTGATCAGTGCTCCGTCGCGCAACTGCGCGATAAACGCCGCTTGTGTGCGAAGATAGTCATCGATCAGCGATGGTGATTCGGAGCCTGCGGGGCTGTTGCTCCCAGGCACAATCGACAGATCGGTAATCAGGGCAGGAACCGGCATATTTTTTCATCCCAATAAAAAAGCCCGCTCAGTGGCGGGCTTTAGTTGAGTGAGGGCGTTACGCCCCGGAGGTGTCAGTGGATTGGTCGAACTTCACGATGATCGACTTTATGATCTGGAAAGGCGTCTTTCTCGTCATCGCGGCGACTATCTATGGGTTTTGGCAGGGTATTACCGGTCGTTGACCGCCTGAGGCACGAGCAGAGGCAGAACCTTGTTCGCCTTCTCGGCGCCCAGCGACAGTAGACCTCCGCCCTGACTTGGAGCCCGCAACAGCAGGTTGCGCATGGCATTGCTGTTCAGGGCCGCATTCGCCCCTCTCCCCGCCGCCATGGCCCCGCCGAATAACAGTGGCGACACCACGCCCGACCCAGCACCAGCAGCCCCAAGACCACCAAGCATCAGGCGCTGCATGGCCCCATGCGGGCTTTCGCGAGACTTGAGGAATTGCGCGCTGATATCGGCGATGTCTTGCAGTTCCGGGTTGCCGATGTTCTTCATGTTGGCCAGTCGAGCAATCGAGATATCCCCATCTGCGCCGTTCTGCGCCATCTTCTTCAGGTCGAGCATGGTCCCGTACTGCTGGCGGACCTTGGCGAACGCTGCCGCGTCATCTGGTTTGAGAGATCGGTTCAGAGCACCCATCAGCGACTTTTTCAGGTCGCCCGCGTACCAGGCTTCGGGGCTGTTGCGCTGGCCGATGCGGTCCAAGGTCTTCTTGATGTTGTAGGCAGCCTGACCGTCGATTTCGCCGTTCTGCGCCTTGCTCATGATCTCTTCGATCTGCTTCTGGATGATGCTGGCCTGACCGCTTTCAAGCTCGCTGGATGCGCGCTGTGCGTGGTCGGCCAGCTCCTGCGTAAAGGTCGGGTCGATCTTCACCTTGTTGCTTTGCAGGACAGTATCAAACTTGCTGCCCAAATCACCCTGCGCCTTGCGCAAAGCCATGGTCACGTTGTCCGAGTCTTGTCCGAAAGTGCGCGATACGGCGCGGTTCAGCTGGCCTTGCATTTTATCGATGGTCGCAGTGCGGCCACTGAACGGCATGTACTCCAGCGAGGTGGCAAGGGCATTCAGCGGTTTGCTGTTGACGACGCGGTCCGCCGGGATGTCGATGCCGAGGTTGTTCGCCTTCTGCACCAGACCGGCCACTTCAGGGCTGATTTCTCCGCCGCGCAGCGCCCGACCCATGCCGCGCGCCGTGTTGCCGGCGATCGACACCGCGCCGGGGACTGCTCCGCCGACCAGCGCGCCCATCTTGGCGTCTTCAGGATTGACCAACCCAGCCGATGCGCCGCCAGTGATGGCGCCACCCAGCATGCGAGTGCCGACAGCGGGCAATCCGGTCATGCCGCCAGCCTGGAACCCGCCCGAACCGATTGACTCAATCAGCGGGGCAATATTGGCTGCGCCTGGCAGTGCCCGTGCACCATTCGCCAACAATCCGCCCATGCCAGCAGTGCCCGCGATCTCGGTTCCGAGTTTGCCGCCCTTGTAGGCCGCCGACTCAGGGTTAGCCCCGATCGTGCGCATCATTTCATCTACATCGGCCCGGCGCTGACGGTTTCTCTCAAGGGACAGGCCTTTCCCCGCCATGGCATCACTGGCGATGTCATAAGGCGCCATCATCGTCGCGCCAATGGACGCTGCACCTCTGCCAGCGCCAGCCAGCACGTTCCCGGCATCCTGCATAAGCTCCTGTCCGGCATTCGGCGGCAACATTGGCAAGTTGCCAAATCGGCCAGCCTGATGCGTGCCGGATGGCGCGAGAGCCTGTGCTGGAACATTGGCAGGCATGGCCTGCGCGGGGGCAGGCTCGTCCCACGTTACGCCGGCGGGGTCGATCTTTTCGTCATCCCAGGTGATGCCAGACGGATCAATTGCCATATTCCATGCTCCCGTCTGTGTACATGATCACTTTCCGGCCTGTCTTGTCCGTGCCGGTGCGCTGGATGGTTTTGTTTGGAGCTGGCTGGCTGGCTGGCGGCGTTGGCTGCGACGGGGCCTTACCGTTGTATCTGTTGGTGATTTCCACGATGGCATCCATTGCGGCGGCGCGCTCGGCAGCAGGCAGTGTAGAGTCGCCAACCCGGCCAGCCATGGTCTCGTAGCCTTTTCTGTCCGCGTCCGATTGTGGGCCTTCCATTCGCGGCATCAGCATCATCAGATTGCCCCCGATAGTGCTGAGCTTGGCGGCGGATTGTGCTGACGGGGTGCTCACGCCGAAAAATCGGTTCGCATTATCGATTTGCGTTCCGAGGCCGCTAGCCGTGGCTTTCGGCAAGTCCTTGCGGGCCTGTTCGATCAACGCCAAAGCCTTTTCGCCGTTCTTCTGGTTTTTAACGGCCGCCTCAGCAAGCTGGCCGCCCTGAACCTGGCCGCCAGCTTGCGTTATGGCTGGCTTGATTGCCCCCGTTCCCTTGTCAATCAACATGAAGTTGCCAGCGCCATCCTGTACGACTTGGGTGCGCTGCCCTTCTTTGTTGATGGCGTTGGTCTCTGACATGATGCTGTTCTGTTGCTGCTTGGCGCCGACGTTCGCCCAGCCACGCGCATCAGCCGCTCGCTCGCCCGGCGTCATGCTAACAGCGAAGGTCTGGCCGGCAGTCGGCACTGCGAATTGCTTGGAGCCGCCCATGTCCACCAGTGTTGGCGCGACGTAGGAATTGATGGCCTGACCAACGGGCTGGCCATATTCGTCGTATTGCATGGTCTGCTTTCCGCCGTCGGCGCCGGGCACGTCCATGGTGCGCGCCACCTTGCTTTTCCCTGCGTTCGGCAATTGCGCATATTTGGCGATGTTTTCAGGGTCAACGCCGAGCGCAGCAGCGGACTTCCAGTCGAAAGTAGCGTTCCCGTCAGCATCCTGACCGTACAAAGTCGGGATCGTCTGAGCTTGGCGCCGGAGCATATCCGCCTTCTGTTGTTTCAGCGCATTGGCACCGGCAGCCGAATAGCCGGCGATACCGGACAGGCCGGCTGCGCCCAGCGTGTTGATCGGACCGCCACGCCCGGCGGTGGCCAACCCGCCGAATGCCGCCGACAACAGCCCCATCCCCATCGGAGTTTGGGCAAAATCTAACAGCCCACCAAGACCTTCAGCCATTTCAGACTCTCCCGCGACGTTGCGCAGCGTACTGCTGACGCTGAGCAATCAATGGATTGGGCTGACCTTGGGCGATCTGCGCAAGGGTTTGCGGACCGTTGTTGGCCTGCTGCATAGCCTGTGCGCCGCCCATGGGTTGTTGCTGCTGGCCTTGAGAGAGCAGGCCGTAGGCTTTCTGCCCGTAGCTGGCCGCGTCCATGTAGGGCTTGGCCGCTGTGTTGAAGTTTGAAAGGCTGCTGCCCATAGAACTGAGCAGGCCGGGGGACGAACTGCCGCCTGCATACGCTGCGTTGCCCATGGTGCCGGATACTGCCGGCTGACCGAGGCCGAATCCTGCGCCGCCTGTTGATGCGCCAGCAGTGCCTGCTGTCCCGGCACTACCTGCCGCACCACTCGCTGCGCCCGAACCTCCACCCAGCAAACCACCAGCCGCACCGCCCGCGTAAATCGAGGCGATGGTCTTGGCAATGGTGTGCATGGTCTGGCCAGGGCCGGTATTGATCCCCGCCTCCTGCGCCTCGCCATACCGCTGTGGTGCTGCGCCGCCCCACTGGTCCACCAGCGGCTTGTCGTTGGTGCCGAGCACCTTGTTCCACATACCGGTAGAGAACGGGTCAGCCGAGCCGTAGAGCAGCCGAGCCGGGTTGTCCTTCACCTGATTGCCCATCGCGCCCAGGTTGAACAGCTCAAAGCTGCCCACATCGCCGAGAAAGCTCATTTACCACCCCCGCCCGAGGACTTGGTCGTTGCGGTATTACCCAGACCAGAGCCAAACACGCCCGACATGGCGGCCAGTTTCTTGTAGGGGTCGTTCTGTTGATCGGTCCAGTTCTGATAGAGAGCGTCAAGCTGCTGCTGGTAGTTGTCCTGATACATGTTGGCCTGCTGGCCGAAATTGTTGGCCACGTTCATGGCCTCGTTTTCGTAACCCGGCGCCAAGCCCAGCATCTGGCTGCGCAGTTGGTCGTTGCGGCTCGCGTAGTCCTGACCCAGCCCGGCGTTAAACTGGCTGTTCTGCATGTTGCGATTGATCTGATTCTCGGCCAGACCCTGCTGCGCGGTGTAGTCCTGCATGCGCATACCTGAGGCGGTGTTGCCGAGGTTCTTGGTCAGGTCGTTGAGCGAGTTCTGGGTTGCGGCCTGATTACCGGTGTTGCCGAACGAGCCGGAGCTGACCATTTGCGTGCTCAGGCCGGGCGCGACGGCATCGTTGTAGTTGCGGGTGATGTCACCCAGCGCCGCATCGATGTTCTGCTGCAGGTAAGGGTTGGAGCCGGCGTATTGGTTCGTACCGCCGTTGCTCGCGTACCCGTATGGGTTGTCGGTCGCGGCCTTGCCGGAGTTCAGCGAGTTGGTGACGGTGCTGCGGGCGGCGTTCATCGACGGATCGCCGTAGTTGAAGATCTGCCCGAGGCGCGCGGTGGTCGAGTTCTGGAAGTCGTTCATGCCGGCGACTTGCTGGCCGCCATAGCCCTGATACGGCGAATTGGCGAGGCCCATGGCCTTGTCGCTGTAGGCCGAGGCCAAAGGCTTCAGCTCGGTCGGGATGGACTGCGTGGTCGAACTGGTCTGGCCACCACCCTTGTGTGGGCGAATCTTGTCGCCAGGGAACGCCGGCAGCGCGCCAATCGCAGGGCCGCCGAACTCAGCGCTGAGCTGTTCGTGCAAGGCATCTATTTTCACAGTTCAACCTCCAAGACTTGGTAGACCGGCGTAAAGCCGCAACGCATCCGGTAAAGACGGGCCTGAGCAGGCGCAGCTGCACATCTCAGGCGCGAGCACCCGAGCGACTTGGCCATGCTTTCCAGTTCGTCAAAGAATTCTTCAAAGTGCCCGTGCGGGGCGTACATCTCGTAGATGTAGAGGACGCGGAAGTTTGGCAACTGCTCGACGCCGACGACGCCCCAGCCTGCGATGGCTTCGTCTCGATCAAGGCGTACTAAGGTCCGTTCACCGCGGCTCAGCATCATCTTCAGCTGGTCACCAGTGATCTCCCCGCCTGAGGTGGCGCAGGCCAATCCTAGGTTCTGCGCGCCCTGCTTCCAGGCCACGTCGATATGTGATGTCGGCACAACGATGAGTGTGTTCATCAGTTACCTGTCAGGTAGCGGTTCTGCACCCAAGTGCCGGGCGTGCCAGAGGCAACACAGGTCCAGCCCTCGATGAAGTACTTGGAGCCGGCCGTGCCGAGTTCAGCCGGCGCGGTGTTCTTCACGGTGTCGCCCTGCAGCCATGTGCCGCTGGATGGAACGGCCGCGAGCGCTGTGTAGAAGCCGGAGATCCGCCCCTCGGAGATCAGGTTGATCTGCGTGGCGTGCTCGCGCAGTTCGCGCTGCAAGAGTGGGTCGTCCGTGCCGACGCGGGGCGTGGTGTTCGCTTTCATGTCAGCGGCCCCCTGCCGGTGCCGAATCGGCATCCATGTGAGTGACGCGCACCGGGCCAGCAAAGGTGAACGTCGCCTTGTGCCAGCGTGCGGACTGGCGCAGGTCAAACTTGCCATCGAGCACGGCGCCGGTAGCCCCAGCGGTAAAGCCGGTGCCGGAGTTCATCTGGATGAAGGTCTGCGCCGATGCCGACGTGGGCGCCAGGGCGTAACGCAGCTTGATCGGCCCGAGGCAGGTCACGGCGTAGTCATCCCCCACTTCCCCAGTCGTCATCGAACTGGCCACCGACGTGCCGGTCATCGACTGCAACTGGTGTGAGGTGTTGAAAATGGACATCGATTTGCCGCCAGCCAGCCAGAACTGCGAGTCGAACGAGTAGGACGACAGGCCGTCAATGGTGGCGGAGATGGCCGACAGCCCATCAATGGTCACGCCGCTCGTGACGTAGTTGAGCGCCGCTTCGATGCTGCGATTGGCCACGCCCCACTTCTTGGCGACGATGTGATAAACCAGTGCCGAATCTGGCGTGGTTGATCCAAGTGACGGGTAGAACACCCAGACCAGATTCTTCTGCCGATCGAACACGCAGACTGTCCGGTAGCGGTACGCCGGGTTCGAGTTGTCGTAGAAGTATTGGCGCACGTACCCGTCAGCCACCGACACAGGCCGGGTGCCGTCGAATACCCACATGTTGTCGTCACCGACGAAGAAGTGAGCGCCGCCAAGGTCGCAGATTGCCTCTTTGCCGACGCAGCCCGCTTCACCGCCGGGAACCTGAATCCAGTTCCACACGGTCGGGGCGCCAACGTACTGGCCGAGGTAGAGCGATTTAGCCTTGTAAGCGATGGCGTACTCACCCAGGCGCATTCCGGCAGTGAGCCGGCCAGCGGTGGCAACCAAGCGCCCTGCCGTGGCCTGGGTCGCGATGCTCGGCGTCCACGACGTATCGTCGAAGGCCGCACTGCACTGCCAGCCATCCGGCTTTTCTGCCCCGTCATTGACGTTCAGCGCCATGACGAACGCGCCGACCGTGAACAGGATTTCAGCCTTGGGCGCGGTGGCTACATCAGCAAACGCTGCCCCAGTGGAGCGCTGGATCACGTCCGCACGGTTCGCGCATAGCGTGGCATCGCCGAACTGGGTGATGGACCAGCGGGTGTCGACGCCGCCCGTGTAGGCTGCCGCTCGACCGATATCAGTCCATGCGCCGGCCAGCAACTCATAGAGCTTGGTGGTGGTGCCGGCGATGATCCGGCGCGTGTCGTCCAGCTTGGACACCACGGCCGCACCGATGCAGGCTGCTGCGAGTACAGGTGTAGAGTCGGGTGTTGCGGGCTCAGGCGCACCCTCCATACCGTTCTTGTACGGGATCAGGTTCGAGCAACTGGTGATGAGCCCTGGCGTGGTCACGTCGGCATCAGGCGCAAAGCCGATCAGCGGAATCATCTGGCGCGCACCTTCATGGTGGAACCGCTGTACCAGTCAGCATCGTTGATGCCATCGACAGCAATCTTGTACAGCGCCTGCCAGACCGTCAGACGGGCGTCATTCATGATGAACGGCGTGGCGGCCAACAAAGCGCCGTACAGGTAGGCATTCGGCCAGCTGGTCAACAGCCAGTTGGTCGGGCTGGAGACGGACAGCGCTGGGATCTTCTGTTGGTAGGTCAGCTCCAGCGAGTACACGGCATCCGGGATCGGCGCCAGTTCCACGTTAGAGCCGACAACAGTGAACACGGCCGGCATGCCTGAGGTGTTGGCTGAGAAATCAGCGCTCAACTCATCCGGGGAGCGGTAGGACAGCGGCTGGTTGTAGCTACCCAGCACCTGGATACGGCGCATCCCGAGCATGTCGGTCGGCAGCGCCACGGTACTGGTGCCAATCACCGTGGGCAGCGTGACCTTGCTATCCATCGCCCGCGCTTTCAGGTCGATGTTGAGCTGACATTCGGCCAAGGTGATGAAGTCCGGCACGCTGGTCGTCAGGTCGCCACGGTTGAGCCAGGATGCAACAGACGCCTGCAATTCGGCGTAGTTGGTGATGCTCATACCTTGCCCTTCCAGATACGAAACACGGACAGGTCAGGGTCATTGAGCATCCGGCGCATGTGCTCTTTGTTGGCCATGCACTCGTGGAAGGTGATTTCGTGCTTGTTGCAGTAGTCCTCGATGATCACGAACGGGATCTTGGCCGCGTGCTTCATTTCCGACCCGCCATGCATCCCGGCGTTGTGCAGGGCCTTGGTGTGCTCAGCGATCGGGGTGCAGTCTTGCGTGCGCTCGACTGTCATATTCCCATCGTGGAAATGAAACTTCGTATCGAGGTCGAGCATTATGCATTCTCCATCGGTGAAACCTGGACGCGGCCGGCGCCGGAGAACACGCCGCTGCCGGCAGCATCAGCCCAGATCGCGGCAATCTTGGTGAGCCCGCCAGTAGCGAGGATGACCGGGTCACCTGGCCCAATTAGCAGGTCGGTGTTGACCGCGACAGGCGTGCCGGTGCCGAGGCGAATACACGCGGCGCCAGTGCACGCGACGCGAATGTACTTGGGCACATTGCCCGCCGAATCGAGCGGCAGCGTGGCGCTGGCCGAGGCAACCGAAGTCGTGAAGGAGATGCCCGTCACCGTCACAGTGATGGGATTTGCGAGGGTATTGCTCATGGGTGAACTCCAAAGAAAAACGCCCCGTGAAGGGCGTTAGATCAGGCCGGGTTCAGAAACACGCTGATCGCGCCGACGGCAGACGTTGCGGTGCCGGTAAGGTCGAAGCAGATGGAGTCACCAGCAGCCAGCAACAGGTCGCTTGCCGTGGTAGAGAGCGTCAACGCTTGCTGGGCGTTGGCAGTACCGACCAGGTTGAAGCTGGCCGAATGCAGCGCAGTACCGGCTGTGATGGCGGTAGCGCTGGGCACCTTGCGAATGACGGCAGTGCAGGCACCACCAGTCCCCGCCACATCGACACGACCACGGATGGCCTTGACGGTGTACGGACGGTCGGCAGTGAACAGCGTGCAGTCAACGATTGAAGCGGTGTAGTTCAGCGTCAGCGGGATAAACCCACCGTCACCGCCAGCCGCGCCCTCGATGCCGAGCGAACTGTCGGCATTCTGTTTGATCATGGGCATGTCAAATTCTCCTCAAAGAAAAGGGGAGCCGAAGCTCCCCTTGGGTCGTGACCTCAGGATCACAACACGTCGTAGATAGCTCCAGAGCTCTTCGGAGCGCGGGCCTCTACAGTCCACTCAACCACCAGTTCGCGCTGCTCAGCGTCACCGGTCTTCGCGAGCTCGATGGTGCTGAATGGGCGCAGGTAGTTGATCGACCACTTGTCTGCCTGCAACACGAACACGTCGTTCGCATCCTGGAAGCGCGAAGGGATCGCCTTCAGCTCACCGAAGTCCGACACGTATACGTCGACCGAGGCGAACAGCTTGGCGTCTTCGCTCTTGTCGAAACGGGTAGCGTTACCGGTGAAGGTGGAGAAGGTCTGCTTGGCGCCCGGTGGCAGCAGGATCGAATCCGGATCACCGCCAGCCGTGAAGCACTTCTGCAGCACGTCCTTCAGGCGCGCCTCGGTGAAGGCAATCGCAGTGCCCTTGGTACGGCCGGTGTTGCCGGTGTACGAAGCCAGGGTGCCGCCGTTGCGGTTCACGTTGTCCACAACCCAGCCAACCAGACCGCGAGATTGGCGCGGCGCGGTAGCGGTGACGTCCAGCTGGGTAGCCGAGCTTTCCATGTCGCGGCGCAGCTCCAGCGCGGCCAGGCTGAGCTGGTAGGCCAACTCATTCTTGCGGCCGGCTGGGTTCATCGCCTGCTGGGTGCCAGACACAACCACAGTCTTGGTAGAGATCTGGGTGCGGTTGTTCAAGCGCACGCTTGGAGTCACTACCTTGGCGGAGGCGTTGTCGCCTTCTGCCTGGGCGTTGTTGCTCACCGCGGCAGCCAGGTCCTGGGTCTGCCATTCGTGCAGGGTGTTGGACGCGGTGCCCTTGGACGCCAGCGAGATGAACGGCGTGGCAGTCGGGGAGATGCGGTAGATGGTATCGGTCAAGTCCTCACGGTTACCGATTGCGGCAGTCGTGAGGAAGGTATTGGTAGGTGCGGCCATGATGGTGCTCCGGGATTAATCAAGGAATTGGAGAAAGACCTCGGCGCCAGATTCAACGGTACCTTTGGCCGCGTGCCGCTTTGCAGCGGTAGTGCGACCGTCAGCGTTACCGTTTACTGTCACGCCTGGCTTGACCACCCGCTGCGGGGCTTCTTGGACCTTCTTGGCTTGCACGTTGGCTTTGGCCATCAGTTGGTCGTAGAGCATCGCTTTGCGGGCCACGATGACGTGGCGGTGGTCGGCAATGGACGAAATGTCCTCAGCCTCGAACCCCTGCTCTTGCAGGAACTTCGAGATAGCGGTTTTTTCGGCTGCAGCCTTGGCATCGTCTTTCCAGTCCGGGAGCTTGGCGAGGAGGTTGTCCTGCTGCTCGGCCAGGTAACTTTGGTGGGCTTGTGCCTGTTCGTGCTGGAACTGCTGGGCGAGTTTTTGGCGTTCCTGGGCGTTTTGCTGATACAGCGCTTGTCTCTGTTGAAAGAGTTGCTGCTGCTTCAGGTACTCCACCGGATCTGACTCGATCAGTGCGTTCCAGTCGATTTGACTTTGTTGTTCAAGGGCGCCTTCGAGCTGAGCAGCCATGCGTTCGAGCTTGGAGTGGTACTCCTGACGCTCTTGCTGGGCCTGCTGGACGACGGCATCTGCGGTCTTGCGTTGCTCGGCGGCCTCCATCGTCTTCTTGGTGTAGTCAGACTGACGCTGGTAGCCATTCAACAGCTCGCTCAGGGGAACCTGAACCTCCTTGCCATCAATCTTGACGGTGAAGGTTTGCGGTTCTTCCTCTTGCTCGCTGGGTTCTGCGTCCGGATCAGCCTCAAGCTCGGCTTCAGGCTCAACCGGTTGTTCTGGGTGTTCTTCAGTGCCTTCTGGCTGCTCGGTAGCAACAGGCGGGTCAAGCAATGCAGCAAACGCCATCGCGCCGCCATTGACGTCAAGCGCGCCGCCGCCACTGTCGCCGCCGGCTTCGTTCATGAGGAAATGGCCGAGTGCGCGGTGAATAAACATACTCATGCTTCACCTCGTGACAGGCGCTCTTTGAGCTCATATCCCATCAGCGGCCAGATTTTCTGCTCTGCATTTTGGCGAGCGATCTTTCGGCCAATCTCGGCATCGAAGTTCTCGGGGCTGGCGCAGGCTGACTCACCTGTAACGGTAAATCCATTTTTCAGGATGAGGACGCAGAAAGTCAGAAGATCAAGGGGGGCGGATTCTTCATCTTCGACCAACCCAAACCCGGATGCTGCAAATTCGCCACGAAGACCATCCTTCGCAGTGAAATAGAACTCTCCAGAGATGTTGGCTTGCAGATCTGCCGGAGTGATGCGTGGCGCAGTCAGGCCTTTGGCTTGGATTTCTTGCTCGATTGCTTGATCGGTCATCTGATTGTCCCCTATGGGATTCATTTGCGAATAATTACGGATTGGCCGGTGAGGTAGGCCTTCAGAAGTGCAAGATCTCTTTGGCGCGGCCCGCGAGTGTTTTCTTGTGCTGCAACTCCAGATCCGCCAACTTGCCCGTCTCCAGGCTGTGCGTGATCGTGGCTTTCAACTTGGTCAGCAACTGGAGCGACAGATAGATCTTCTCCCTGCCCTCCGCGTCTCTTGCTGGAGAGGTTCGCCATGCTTCGGTCAACTCCTGCTCAATACCTTCAAATGCCCAGATGAATGCCTCGTTCTCGAGACACTCCTTGGCCCGGTTGCCTTCGTAGATCCGCTCTTCAAGCGTTGCCATTCGGCGCCTCTTTGGTGGCTGCACTGGTCTGCGCGTTGCTCATGCTGGTGTGGGCCTGGATCTGCGCCACCAGCACCTTGGTTTCGTTGTCCGCCACGGTCTTCCACTGGTCGAACTCAAGCTGCATGCGGAGTTGCTCGGTCTTCTGCTGCTCTTTCAGGGCATCCAGTTGAGCCTGCTGCTGGCTCTCCAGCGTCTTCTGATCGGCCTCGACCTGCTGACGGTTGGCATCGACTTGCGCCTGCATCTGCATGCGTGCCTGCTCAAGCTGCAACTCGTGGTCGCGCTTGGCCTGATCCAGTTGAGCGTTGTGCTGAAGCTCCATCTGCTTGAGCTGAGTGCTCGACTGGAGCTTGGCCTGCTCGATCTGCATCTGCGCCTGAGCCTTGGCCTGTTCAGGGTCTGGCTTCTGCTGAGGAGGCGTCTTGGATGGGTCAGTGAAGAACTTGTCGGCATTCTTGAACCCGAGCTGCTTGGAGAGCTCGGTAGCCGCGTGATAGATGTTGTCCGGGGTAGCGATGCCAATCTCCAGACCTTGCGCCTGGACTTGGCCCAGCATTGTCAGGTGCTGGATCTTCTGGTCCTTGTTGCCCATGCCAATGCCGACGTTGATGCTCACGTCGAACTGGTTGCTCCACTCGCGAGGGTCTATGTCAACCCACCCGCCAGTGAGCTTGACGGTCTCTTTTTTCTGCCGGTACTGGCACACGTATTTCAGGATCAGCTTGAACAGGTCGACATAGCCCTCGGAGAAGTTCCGAGCGATCAGGTCGAGGCGCATGTCGGCGCGGTTGGTGATGACGTTCACGCCGGTTGCGGTATCGTTCAGCGATCCGCTGTCATTGCCCTGGCTATAGCGCGTCCAGCCGGTCTTGTTCTCCAAGTCCTGCTGCATGTACTCCATCATCTGCATGGAGTTGCCAATGTCTGGTGCGCCCTGATCGAGACGGCCGGCAGCGCCGATCTGCTTGACCCTCACGACGCCACCTGGGCGCGAGGTCAGCAGGTCGTCAAGGTTGACCTGCCCTTCCACGGCGAAGTAGCGGCCATTCACGGCCAGATACATGTTGTCGAGCTGGGAGCGAAGGATGCTGGTCTTGGTCTTCTGGCTCTCCATCGCCAGATCAGCCACCGACAGCCCGAAGAACTGGTGAGGCAGCGGGACAGGGGTGATCGACACGAACGGGATGGCGTCGATCGCCTCATTGTCCAACAGCGTATTGCCCGCCATCGTGACCTTACGCAGCTCGGCAATGCCGTCACCGTCGAAGTCGCAGCGGATGTAGCTCTCAAGCACCCAAATCAGGTCCTGACTCTTGTCGCCATCACCGTTGTCATCGGCATAGGCGTTCTCGTCGTTGTAGCTCAGGCGCTGTACGCGCTCGGAGTTGACCGCCTGATCGCCATCTTGCGAGGTCAGCTCGTCGACGTTCTTGTAGCCCATGGATTTCAGCTCGGAACGCGAGCGCTGTACCCTGTGGGCTACAAACGAGGCGGTCTCGATGTCCTTGGCGTTACGCGCAATCAGGAACTCTTCAGGCGGCACGTTCTCGATGCACACCTTGCCATCGGTCTTGGTGCGCTTGCAGTCGACGTCATAGACCAGCTTCGGCGGCAACGACTCGATGTGCTGGATTTGCTGCATGACTTGAGGCGCGGACTGCGGCTGAGCCTGGGCTTGCTGCATCAGCTGGGCAATCGCCTGCTGACGTTGTTCGGCGTCATCCTCGTCTACAGACGCAGACTGCCCAATAACCTCAACCTCGTCGTCTTCCATCAGCTGGGTCAGCTCGACTTCAGACAGGCCGCGATACTCCTCGCGAGTCTCCTCGTTGCGAGTGTCCCACCAGACTTTGACGATGCCGTTCTTCTGAAGCAGCGCATCCTTCATCCAGGTGTAAGCGATGCGATGGCCGTTGTTCTTCTTGTAGAAGAGGTAGTTGACGTATTCAGTCGCCTGCTCAGCCTTCTGCTCGTCGCCGGGCTTGGTCGCCTCGAACTCAGCGACCGTATCAGAGCCCACGAACGTGACCATCAGCTGGGGCATCATCGACTCAATGGTGTCGCGCACGTCGGTAGAGACCACAGACGAGCGCCCATCGACCTCAGGCGGCGACAGATCACCCACCGCCATGCCGAGGTAGTAGTACATCGACTTCTGCCGCGCCTGGCTCAGCTTGGACGATGAATACCCAAGCGACTGGCGCATCTCGGCCTCAACCAAGGCCTTAAGTTCGTCCTCGGTCAGACCCTTAGTCATTTCGTGCCCTTATGCGTTGTTGAGCTTTGGATAATTGAGGGGTTGCGATTCTTTCGGCTCTTCCCAGATGACGCAGGCCAAGCCGAAAGCATCGGAGCCATGGCTAGCCCAGTCGTGTTCAGGCCCGAGGCCGATGTCGCGGATCGCGTCCCACTTCTCGTGATACCAACCGAGTGCGGCCCGACCGTCTTCTGTGGTTTCTTCGTGGAACCTGATCTGCGGGAACAGCTCACGAACTCTCTCAACGCGAGCCATCGCTGCGCCCTTGCCTTGGTTCGGCACGACAGTGACCGAGTAGCCAGCGCGCTCAAGGGCGGACTCGTAGGACACGTCGTAGACCTTGTCCTGTGTCGAGCCATCGTGAGGCAGCCAGAACTGCGCCCGGTCAGGCGTGTAGCCCTGAGAGCGGCACCATGCGAGGTGCGCATCAATCGGCTGACCTACGACTTCGTAGTAGTTGACGACGCGGATCTCGCGGCCGATGAACTGAACAGCCCAGATGACGAATGCGTCAGCCTTGGCGCCAGTGCCGCCGATGTCGCAGACGAGCCTGATGGTCATCAGTGGGTCAGCAGGGAAGAAGCCGATGCGGTTCTCTTCGCGGGCCTTGGTCAAATGCTTGACGAAGTAGGCGCCGGCGAGAGCTGTCACGAAGTCACCTTCCCAGATGTGCGGGTATTGCTCGGGTCGCTCTTCGAGATCGCGCTGGCGTTCACGTTCAAGCTTGCCGGGGAACTTGGGGTTATCTCGCCAGTTGAGCTGAACAACCTTGATCAATTCATCCTTGACGGTGCGGAAACGACTCTCGACTGGCGCCTTCTTGCGCTTCGGGTTCCATGTCACCCAAAGCTCAGCGTTCCAGCCCTCGCCCTCTTCACGCAGCGTAGGGATCAGCGTCACCCAGGCGTCATCAGTGACTGGCTCGGCTTCATCAACCCAGCAGATCAGGATGCGACCCTTGGACTTGATCGATGCGATGTTGCGATCGAGACCGGCAAACGCAAACCAGATGCGCTTGTCGCGGCTTCTGATGTAGGTCTCGCCGATCTCGTAGTAAGCGTTGAGGAATGGTTCGTCCTCGATCGCCCGCTTGCACTCCTCAAAGGAAGAGTCAGCCAGCGAGTTCATGAACTGCCGGCCGCACAGGAGAATTCCTGAGACGCCCTGCTTGCCGTACATGTAGCCGCGGACAGCGATCATCGTGGCAAAGCTACGGGTCTTGGCTGATCCGCGGCCACCAAACGCGCCACGCACGTCAGCCGCACCCTGGAACACTGGAATCAGTTTCTCAGGGATCTTGAGTTGAGCGACCGCCATTACATCGCGACCAGTTCAATTCTCGTTACGGTATCGCCTTTGTCACCCTCGCCATTGTCATCGCCGAGGTTGTAAGCCTGGCGCTCGCCCTTGATGACCTTGAGCTGAGCATCGACGCCGGCGTTCAAGGATCGAGCGAAGTCGCCGTGGTTGTCATCGTTGACATCAGCCTCGGCAAGGTACGCGCTGAGCTTATTCGCGATGCCGCGCCACAAAGCCAAGCCTGATCTATGAGCAAGGACAATTGCCGCAGCCTGATCAGAGGCTTCCTCGATGATCTGCGCATCAGTTGCCACTTCTAACTGGCAACCATCGGTGGCAACTGCTTTGGCAACCTTTGCCTTTACAGCGCATCGAACCTTGTCAGTTAAGTCACGCTGCCAGCCTTCTTTGCTGGCTCGCTTCTGTATTGCTGTGTGTGAGATACCACTAGAGGCGGCGATCTCTCTTACGGAAAGCAGGCCAGCCCGGTAGGCACGTTCAATGGCCTCCCAATCGGGCTTGGCTGTCATGTTGGAGTCCTTCAGTTATTCGGCTTTCGTAGTATCTTGACTGCGCATCCGCATGTAGCGAGCAGCAGCATTGGGCAGCCCAGCCATGAAGCTGAGCCATCCACGCCAACCACGAGGGCCGATGTACGACTTGCTGGCAACTACAAACCAGATCAGTCCGTCATTTCCTATGAGCCACTTCATCACTCAACCTCTCTGTAACGCGTGAGCTGTTTGACCTGAGCGCGAATGACCTCTTCGTCAACCTCAAGCCCAGCCATGTAGGCGAATGCGTAGACGGCCCGGACGTAGGTTCTGAACCACCACGGCAGATAGGCGCGAACCTTGATCTGGCGAGGCATGTCACGCAGCCGGAGGATCTTGCTTGATGATGCGACCGAGGATTACGGCCATGCCGAGCAAGGAGTTAACAGTGGCAAACACGCCGGGAGAAACGACACCTTGCAGCGCAGGCCAGTAGGTAGCTGCAGCGTTCAACGCGACGAGGATCGCGGCAATCTGCACGCTGTACATCTTCCAGAGCTGTTGCCATTGGGGAATTAGGTTCATGTCTTGTCCGCCGTGGTGGTGTCGTTGTTCAGGCATTGCTCACAGTGCAGGTAGCGGCAGAGCCAGCCCTTGACCAGCGGCCAGTGGTTGGCGACGAACCAGTGTCGAATCCCAGCCAATGCCAATGCCCCGTGGAAGGTGATGCCTGCCGTAGTCGGGGATACAAACACCGTCTCGGCCCGAGTCACAATCGCAAACCCTGCCAGCATGATCGCCGCGTAAATGACCTTGCCTACAATCCCGTCATGGACCCGTGAGCTCAGCATGCACCACATCGCCCAGAGGCTGATGATGCCAACGAACACGGTGCTCAACGTTTGAATGGTCATGGATTAACTCCCCCCGAACTTGGAGCGCACAAGCGCCCAAAGGTCAGCGGCTTTAATGGCTCGGTTGACGGCAGTCATCAGCGACCCACCAAAGGCGCCAAGGAGGAATCCAACCCCCGTGATGTTGCTGGGGTCTGTGATGCTGAGGTATGAGCTTACGATCCCAGTCAGGTACATGGCGCAGGCCAGGCCAGTGATCAGGAACACCACCCAGGCCTTCCAGTCCGTCAGATCGTCCTTGTGCCACCAACTGGCTACGATGGCGCCAATCAGCCCGGCGATGATCCACTCGGCTTTGTCGAGCAGGCGATGAAGGAAATCCATGCGCTCGACCTCTCAGTTGCATGTGTGAAATAAAAAAGGCCGGTGTGAGCGGCCAAACGCTGGGGAGCGCGGAGGAATTAGGCTAGTGGAATGTTTCGGTGTTCTGGATACTTTGAGCCAGCAGGTCAGACGCAGCCTTGGCGAACGTCTCGGCGAGCCTTGGCATGCCACTTTCCTTGCACTGAGAAGCCGTGGCTGCGAGACATTGAGCAATCTCGATCAGCTTGGCGTCGACAGTTATGGCCATGGTCAACCTCGAATCGTGGGCATAAAAAAGCCCAGCGCGGGGGCTGGGCTGTACCGAACGATTTGTGCTTCTGCGAGAGGCTGTTCGGATTTCAATTGTTTGAAGCGGTAAAACCGCATACTGGAAACGAATATACCCCAAACCGTCCGGACGATTCAAGCAAGATGTAAGCCAAAATTGCATTATGCAGCTATTTTTTCGTCGAGCGCCCCATCAATCCACTGCTCGGCGGATTTCAGCAATGACTCGGCCCTGGTTTTCGGGATACCCATGAGCCTTCCAAGGCTCGCAAAGCTGATATCGCGGCCGTAGTAATAGATCAATGCGTCGCCCATCTCCTCGTTGCGATGTCGCAGCCGCGCTGCAATACCATCAACCAGCATGCACAGGTCATCACTGATGCACGCCACCGGCAGAGAAGAGTGTTGCTCAATATTGTCCCGAATCAGAGCAAAGTGTGGCGACACGTAACGCGGGATTCCTGCCCCATAGCGCAGCCAGATTCCCCATTGGGTAAGCAGGTAATGCGTGTCGATTTGCTTCATCAGAATAATCTCCCCAAGGATGCGGCAAAGGCGTACGGGTCTTTCGCGTTCTTTTTCAGGTTGCAGGTGGGGCACGAAATAACCAGGTTGGTTATGACGTGTTTCCCGCCCCGGGCCAGCGGCTCGTAATGGTCGAGGTGGTGCTTGTCCGCACATGGTTTGTGGCACCAGTAGCAAACCTTTTTGGCTGCCATCTCCCACGCATGGATTGCCGAAGTCGAATCGCCCCCAGCTTCCTGGCTGCGGCGGCGAGCGCTATAAGCCTTCATGATCGACGCGCGCTTCTCCGGATTCCTTTTCCGCCATGCACTGGCACGCTGCTGGGCTAGGGCCGGATTCCTGGCGCGATAACCTCTGTCGTACGCGCTTTTCGCAGGCTTCTTCGCCATCCGCGCAGCTAGCTCTCGCTCCTGCCATGCTGGATCTAGCTTCACGCGGTCGTAATAGTCTTTTTTGGCAGCGGCAATCGAGTCACGATGCCGCTCTCTAAACCCCTTTGCCCATGCCGAAAATGCCTCAGCATTCTTTGCGTAATAAGCCCTGGTTCTCGCTCGACTCTTGTCCAGATCCTTGTTGTAGCGCGCGAGATTGGCCTGGGCCTGGCATTCCAAGCACTGCGACTGAAGGCCATCACTTGCGCGCCTATCCGGGGAGAAGCCAGCCTCTGTTTTCGTCTCTCGGCATTTTCGGCAGACCTTGTGGCCTGGTTCGCACTTCTTCCATGGGTCACGCCCATCAGGGAAAGCCTCGGCCCTGAGAAGTGCGCGCTTTTCGTTCTGCCGATTGAGGGTGCATGTGACGCATTTGGTATCGCGCACGGCTCTTGCTGCGACGTGTCCGAACTTGCATGGCTCGCCGCTGAAGTATCTGGTAAGCCCCTGCTGGCTAGCCGCTTCGCGTGAAATCATTTCCATAGCAGGCCTCACACCGAATACACAGCGCGACGTTTCGAAGCTTCAGCACCAGGCACAGCGTTCGAGATGATGTCCTTCACCTCTTCGGCGCTGATGGTGATGCGGCCCTTCTCGCCGTAGGTCTTGGAGCGCAGCACTGCGGTGAGGCACGCGCGGGAGCGCCAGCCGCCGTCGTGGGCGTACTTGTCACCCGGAGCGAGCTGATTCCACGACTCGACCGTCACGCCGGCGGATTCCTTCGACTGCATGCGGTGATGGATGTGCCCGATGTCGATGTAGCGGTAGATCGATTCGCCCCAGTCAACGGAGAAGTCGGTGGCCATGACGTCAATCAGGCGATCAGGCTTGCACTTGTCGCTGTGGTGGCACATCACGAACGTGTTGCCCATGCGGTATGGGATGAACACGCTTGAGTTGTCGAGGACGTGAAGGCGTGGGTTTTCCTGATAGACGTGATTCAGGAAGATCCGCATCCACACATCGTTCGATCGGGAGTGGTTACCCTGGTTGACGATCACATCCACGAACTGGAACTTCGTGAGTGCCTTGTCGACGATCGAGCGCATCACCCGGGCGCAGACCTCGATCATCTTCGGGTAGCGGCTGTCGAAGTCGAAGTCGTGGCCGGATTCGCTCTTGGCGGTGAAGTCCTGGTAGTGCGACATATCTCCCAGGTCCTGAACAACGCACCGCTCGCAACTCGGCGCCCGGTCGATCAGCTTGTGCATGGCAACGATCAACTCGCGCTCGGCAATCTTCAGGTCGAAGTTGTGGCCGACCTCATGGGAGTGCGCGAGCATCCCAATGTGGGCATCCCCGATCTGAAACCACGGGATGATGTCGGTATCCAGTTCCTCAATAGGCCCTGGTATCTCAGGCAGCGGGTTGACGTCTTCCATGAAGGCATTGGCGAAGGCTTCATTCAGCTCGCGCTGACGCTCGAGGTCGGCGCTCGTTTTTACCCACTGCAAGACCGGCGCCTTCACACCCTCCTTGTACAGACTGGACGTCCCGCTCAGACGGAACCCATCCGGCACGATGTGCGTCATGTCGTGCTCAGGGCTCCATCCTTTGCGGACCATGCTCGCCTTTCGCCGCTCAATGCTGCGGGCATTCATGTCGAAGTGCTTGGCGGCCTGAGATACGCTCATGGTCTTCAGCGCTTCGACGATCTGCTCGTCAGTGACCTTGCGTTCGGCCATTACTTATACTCCGGGAGTGCCGCCGCTAGGCTGTTTAGCCTATCCATAGCATCACGCACTGGAGCCTCAGCCTTAAGCTCAAGTTCAATCAGCAGCTCGATGAAGTGCTTGGCCTTCTCCAGATCCTTGATGCCTCCCTTGGCCCGCCACCGGCTGACGTACTTGATGACGCTGCCCTCGGCAAAGGGGATGCCGTTCGCATGGATGTACTCGATGGGCTGAATCTTCAGGTCCTTGTAGTGGTCGCCGGATACTTGCTTGTCGAGTGCGCTCATGCTGCTTCCCCTACGGTCGATTTAAGGTGTTCGATGCATGCCGCCTTGGCCTTTTCGTAGTCCATGCCTGAATGCAGAATCTTTCCTGACGGCAGGCGAGCGACGTAAGCCATGTCCTTTTTGGCGTTCATCACGTACTTGCAGATCATGTAGCCGCTATCGGAGATGAGCCGCCACTCGGTGTCTTTCTTCCACTTCATGTCCGCTCACCCCGCGCAATCCGATCCCGGCGAATCAACCGGCGGCAGCCTTCAAGGCATCCACCAGCGAGAAACAGCATGAAGCCGATGTAGAGTTGAAGGATCATGCTGCTCTCCTGAGTTCACGGGTCTTGGCGCGGTATTCGGCGGTGATGGCTTTCAAGTCTTCGATGGTGTAGCGCTTGGGCTCATGCTTCCCTTCTAACCATTCAACTAGCTCGGCACCGATCCGCTTCAACAGTTCGATGCGGTAGTTCACGATGTCGCCGGACTTGTGCGTGTTGCATGGAGAGCACTGACGGTGGCAATTGAGCGGCTCGAAGCGCAGCGCAGGGTTGCTGCCGACGGTGCGGTAATGCCCGGCGTCATACTTGCCCTCGTGGTGCCGACCGCAACTGATGCACGGCAGCTTGGCGTCACGCTCGCGCACCCAGGCATTGAACGCGGTCTGCGCCTCACGCATGTACTGCCCTTTCGGCTTAACGCGCTCCTTTGCCGCTCTCAGCTCCTTGCGGCCCACATCGGCAAGGGCCTTGCGAGCCTTGTCAGCGTTCACGTCCTTGGTTGCCAGTCCACAGGCTGGGCTGCAGACCTTCTGACCGAGTCGCTGCGGTACGAATGAGGCCCTGCACTCTTCGTTGATGCAGGTCTTTGGGCGTGGTTGTTTGGCTGGGAGACTCATCAGTACCGGCCCTCCCAATGATCCTTCTGCGTCCAGCGCACCCCATGCTCAGACCCGAAGGCCTCGATCCAGGTGATCAGGTCGGCGCACTGCTTCACGCTCATCTTGCTTGTGCGCTCGTAGATGACATCGAAGCCATGTCCGTCGAGCGCTGGTATCAGTTGCGGCTGATCGCCCGCCTCACGCAGCCATGCGGCCGTAAGGAGGCGTTTCCAGATCAGTACGGACCATTCCTTGTCGGCGTGGCGCACCTGCTTGGCGATATCGGTCAACATGGCGTGCAATTTTGCATTCTGGTCGCCCGACCGATCCGCGTCCTTGATCACCACCATCTTCGGCTTGCTGAAATCGGTGGCGTGCAAGAAGCCCATGATCCGGGTTACGTCTTGCTGGCTGCGCAGGGAGAATTCAGTCATGGCAGAGCCCCAGCATGAACGCTACTGCAACGCAGGCGACTGTTGTGATGTCGCCCCCGTAGTCGTGGCTGAGAGTCGCGGCCACGACGGTGAGGAAGTAGGCACCCCAAATGAATTTGTTCATAGCTCGCCACTACTCCCGGTTATTCCCATCAGGACGCCCATCACAATGCCAACTGCCCATGCAATGAAGGCGATATCTACCATCGTCAAATGGATGCTCATGCGCGTCTCACCCCGCTTTTCACCAGCGCCACCCGCTCAGCACAACCCACGCACAGCTGCACCCCCGGAATAGCCTGACGACGGCCTTCAGGAATGGTCTCGCCGCACTCGCACTCTTTGGCGCTGATGCCGGTGTAACGGGGGATTTGGGCAAGCGCTTGCTCGCGGATTTGTTCGATTACTTCGTCAGCCTGATCGCAGATATCGCTCATGCCGCAGCCCCTTGTGATTTTCTAAATTGCTGGCGGTCGAGGAACCATTTCAGGCCTCGCTCGCAGATTGAGATTTCGCGGTCGAAGGACGAACGCTCTTTGTTTGTTTCTGCGTGGGTGGATCGCAGGGCTTTCTCCATGCCGGCGCGATCGGCGCTCTTCAGGAAGAACTCTTCGATCAGGTGGCCGATAGGGCGAACCCAGTCCATGTCGTCGTTCTGCACTGCGGCCCGGATGCGACCCCAGGCGAGCAAGCCGACCTGATCACGAACCAGGCGGTGAAGGTCAGACGGGGAAATATTGCTATGCCAGCCGGCCGCGCCGCGGGCGTAAATCCCGCAGTTATGCAGGCTTTCCGTGTCGGACTCGGGCTTGCCGCAGAGGAAAACCACCTCGCGGCCAGTGCGCTCCATGACCGCGTCCGCCTTCTGGACTTCTTCCTCGGTCGGTAGGCCGCCCTTCACTTCCACGTAGATACCAACGTTCGGCAGCCAAAAATCGGGCAGGTAGAAGCCGTCATCCACACGGATGAGGTCTGGCTCGTAGAGGTAGAAAATGTCGGCCGCCTCAAGCACCCGCGCCCACAAAAGTTCCGTGTAGGAGCGCAACCGGTAGCCGTTGTGGTGGTAAACCGTTCTGCGCTCTCTCATCAGAAGTTCACCGACACGACGTTGCTAACGCGCGCATGGTTGGCCAATGGGAGGAAGCGGGAGCGGTTGCCCTGGAACGCGGCCGGCACCATGCCGATCTCGCCGTCACGGTTTTTCCTGATCAGGATTTCGGCAATGCCTTTGTCCATGGTGTTCGGGTGGTACACCTCATCGCGGTAGACAAACATCACGATGTCGGCGTCCTGCTCGATGGCGCCCGACTCGCGCAGGTCGCTGAGGACCGGGCGCTTGTCAGGCCGCGATTCACAACTGCGGTTGAGCTGGGAGAGGACGATTACCGGGCAATCAAGTTCGCGAGCCAGCAGTTTGATCTGACGCGACATGGCAGTGACGTCCTCCGTCCTGCCATTGCCATCACCTTCAACCAGGCCTAGATAGTCAATGACCACCAGGCCAAGGCCGCCCATGCGGTGAGACTGGCGCCGGGCAATCGAGCGAATACGCGGCATCGTCATCACCGGAACGTCAGATACGGCGATTGGCGCATCGCGGAGCCGGAGTGCGGCCATGGCCAGTTCGGATGGGTTGTCGCTGGAGCACACGCCTGTTTTCAACGATGGGAGCGGAATGCCTCCTACAGCAGCGAGCAAGCGGTCCATAAGCTGGGTCTTGCTCATCTCCAGGCTGATCACGAGAACAGGCTTGTGCTGGTTGATAGCTACGTCTGCGGCGATGTTCATGGCCAGCGTGGTCTTGCCCATCGCAGGGCGACCAGCAACTACGATCATCTGGCCAGGCTTCATGCCCTGCGTGTAGCCGTCGAGATCCGGGAGCCCGGACCCGAGGCCATCCATGATGATCCCGTTCTCGAACCGGTCCAGGCGCTGCTGCAGCACCTCGATGTGCTCGGAGAGGATGTCGCCGATCATCTGGCACTCGCCGTCGCTGCCGCTCGAATCCAGCCCGAGAATGATCGACTGCGCCTGCGAGATCTTGTCCTCGACGCCGGTCTGCTCGTGAGCCACCTCGTTGATGCGCGCAGCGGCCGCCGACATCAGCCGGCAGACAGCGCGCTCACGGATGATCTTTGCGTAGACCTTGGCATTGGCAACACTCGGGGTGTTGGACTGGATTTCAGCGGCATAGGCCATCACCCGGACGCCACTGCTAAGAGAGGAACGGCGGTCATTAAGGGTGACAACGTCTACCGGCTGGCCATCTGCGTGCAGCTCCAGAATCAGGCGGAATAACTCAGCGTTGTCCTCCCAGGCAAAGGCATCAGCAGAAAGCTCCTCACTGAGCACGTCGATCAGGTGCGGCTGTTTGAGCATGGCGCCCAAGACGCCATGCTCTGCCTCAAGACTTTTGAGCTCCATCATTGCGCTGCCTCCGAGATCTCGCGGAAGACTGCGCGACTAACCAGGGCCTCAAGCCTTGGAGCAACGTTCTGACCGCGGAAGAAAACCTGATTGCGGCTGTTCGCTTTCTGGAAAAACCCTAGCCAGAAGTTTTGGCCGCTCTTGTGGTCTGGAGATTCGTTCCAGCGCTCCACGATCATCGAGCGCAACACCTTGTCGCCTGGCACGGTTACGGCCGGCAGGTTGGGGCAGACTTTGTGATAGAGGGCAATGATCTGGTCTACAGGAACATCAGTCTCGTCGACCGAACCGCCAGACTTCTTGGAGAGCCAGTTAGACAGGAAGCGCTGCCAATCCTTCTTCGGTGGATTGCTGGCAGCCCACACCGAGGCGCGTTCAATTTCCAGATCGATGTTCACCTCAGGAAATGCTTTTGCCCATTTGGTTAATAGGCCTTCGCAGACGTGAAAATCGGTTCCGTCGAATTGAACTGAGGGGGGGATTTGCGCGTCAGCGCATTTACCCGGTTCAATGATAGGTTCAAGTGATAGGTTAGAGTCGCTCTCAGCTACTACCCCTAGTCGCACCGTGCTACTACCCTGGTCGCATACAGCTACTACCCCCCGCAGATCAGCACTCTTGTGAATGCGATAAATATTCGGGAGATTCACACCGTCAGAAGTACGACGGATCGTGCTGACAGCGCCCATGGTTTCGAGCTGTTTGATGGCGCGCATTACGGTGTCACGACTCATTCCTGTATTGGAGGCGATAGTCGTCAGGCTTGGGTAGCAGTCCCAGGTATCGTTGCTGGCATAGTTGGCCAGGATGATGAGAACGAATTTCTCGCGAGTCGGCAGCGTCTGATCAACTGCCCATGCCATTGCCTGAAAGCTCATATGGCCACCAGGGGGTTGACGTATTCATTAGGGTTCGGCATGATTCGCTCCACAACGTTTTGCAAGCAGCAATAGAGAAACCGCCCGGCCAGGCGGTTTTTTTTCGTCTTCGATTTGGCGGGCTTGCTATTCAAGGTCTTCATCAGCCCCTCCTTTTTCAGGCCCTTTAAAGTCCGGCAGCTCTCGCCGGGGCAGTGGAAGGTTCCGTAATTTCCCGGCACCTTTTGGCCTGGTCTTCTCGAAAAAGCGCTCCGCACAAAGCTTTGCGGCGTAGTCATCGGGAGTCATACCCGCGGCTTTCGCCAGCCGTTCAAGCTTCTCGTAGAGGCGCCCATCGATCCCATGGCAGATCGTGGTTTCAGGCACATGGCCTCCTTTAGGGCCTTCAGGCCGATACGTGTTTACCGGTAGCATCCATCTCGATGATGCTTTCCAGCTTTTCTTCCACGCACATGCGAACGAAGACAGCGGGTTGAAGCTTGTGGAGTCGCGCCACTGCTTTCAGCGCCTCGTATGTTTCATCGTCGTAGCGGGACTTAATCTCCCGGTCTTTTAGGTGCTGTTTATCGTCGTAGGCCATTTGCGTTTTCCTTTCATGATTGAAATTGGGTTAAGCGACAGCGGATTGGTTTGGGTTGGAGCAAAGTTCTCTTGCGGTGATCGCCCCACCAGTCAGCTCCTCAGCAAGGAATGCTTTGTCTGCGCTCATGCGGGTGAGGCCGTTTGCCCAGAAAGAGACCGAAGCCTGAGAGACGCCGAGCGCTGCTGCTGTTTTGGTCTGGCTGCCGAAGTGCTCGACAAGTCGTTCAATGGGGGTCATTCGAGAGCCCTCCTGATAAGCCTGCTTATATCCTAGTGATGCGGAGGCTTATTTGCAAGAAGATAAGAGGGCTTATAACGTTGTGAAGATGAATACACTCGCCAACCGCATCAAAATGGCCCGCCAAGGCGCCCGCCTTACGCAAAAGAAGCTCGCTGAGCTTGTTGGCGTTGAGCAGCCAGTCATCTCCCAGCTCGAAACTGGGAAGAACCTCCAGAGCGCGCATATCGCGAAGATCGCCCATGCCTGCTCTGTAAGCGCTATATGGCTCTCTGATGGCATCGGCGAGATGAAGGGACGACTGACGCACATCGAAGCCAACGCCGAGCTGCTGGGCGATATAGACGCGTGGGAGGAAGGCGAATCCCTAGATGACGACGAGTATGAAATACCGTACTTTGCAGAAGTCGAATTCGCGGGTGGACAAGGTATGTCTGAGGTCGTTGAGATTGCCGACAGGAAGCTACGATTCAGCGGCGCTACATTAAAGGCCGCCGGCGTAGAGGCAAAAAGCGCTGCTTGCGCCAGGATCAAAGGTCGGAGCATGGAGCGCCTAATTCTGGACGGCGCCGCCATTGGTTTTGATCTAGATGACACGTCAATCATTGATGGCGAGATTTACGCCTTCAATCAGTTAGGGATGCTCAGGGTGAAGTACCTGCACCGATTACCAGGTGGCAGTGTGAGGATCCGCAGCGAGAACTCCGAAGACTTCCCAGATGAAGTCATGACCGCTGAACAGTTCGCTGAAGACGTCAGGATGCTCGGCCGAGTCTTCTGGTGGTCCACAGTCAGGCGATCCCCCCGCCGCAAATAACCGATAGTCCCGCCAATGAATCCCGCCCTTCGCGGGATTTTTTTCGTCTATCTGAAAAAATATAAGCAATCTTATTGACGACATGGATAAGCAGGCTTATATTCATCTCAACGCCACAGAACAACGAGGCGCCAGGGCCTGACAAGACCCGCCACACGACTGGTGAAGCCGCCAGATAGCCCGGGATCAGCGAAGTGATCTCCCAGCCCCTCAACGGTAAGTCCAGAGGGACAGACTGGAACAAAGCTCTTTAAGCAGAACGGAACCCACAGATTTACTGATGCCGCTTCGACGAGGCGGCATTGGAAATCAACGGAGGACACCAACATGAAGGCTCACTACTTCGCAAGCAAGAACAAGAAGGTCGTCATCCTCAGTGCCGGCTTTGAGCCGGTCGGAACTGAGGTGGCTGTTAGCGGGAAAGCTGAGGCGCGCAAGATTGCAAGGCAGCACGGCGCCGAACCTCATAACTTCTGATGGGCAGCATCACTGAAGCGCCTTGGCCAACAGGGCGTTTCGGGATGACAACCGGAGGTAAAACAACATGAACAAACACTTCACTGCATGGATGCAAGAGGGTCGCATTGAAGCTGGCTGGAATAGGACCACGCGCCTCCTGCTAACCGACGGGAGCAGCCTGTCAATCCAGGCATCTGGCGGCCACTACTGCGCGCCACGCTGCGACTTTGATGACTACGACCAGTACTACGAATTTGAAATCGGGTTCCCATCCGCTCACATGGATGAGCTCGCGTCATATCAGGAGGGCGACGGCGATCACACTTCCTCAGTTTTCGGATACGTCCCGAAGGAAGTGATCGAATCCCTGATTGATTCTCGCGGCGGCGTTCAAGGCTTCGATAAGCGATGAAACATCACCTCTGTCCATTCGCTGAGTGGGCAGACGGATGCGGACGAAATCGAGGCCTATAACCTCCCACCTGCATCAAATCACCTGACCGATTGCGCGCTTAAGTCAGGAGGAACTGGAGACGGCCGTGGAACTCGGCGCCGCAGACGTAAGCGGCTCACCTCTGAAGAAACACCCGGTCGCTGCCTCCAGTAGAGAGCGACCGGATATCAGATGGCTTCCTGCTGTTTCAGGCTGGCCATCTGGCTTTACAAATGCTGCTTAAACCCCAAGCAGCATTCGAAAGCCACGCACCGAGGATGAATGAAATGGACAGCTATAAGAAATATCAGACAGCGAAGCAGGCCACCAAAGAGTCCGCTGACTGGATGTCCAACAAGGACAAGATCGATTCGCAGGATCGCAAACCCTACGGGCTCTGCAATCTGTCCTTCAGCGCTGAATATTGCGGTCAGTCATATGCTGGCGCAACCAACTATCACAAATCGCCATCCACCTTCAATTCCGCGATGACGCTGGTCATTCAAGAGCGCTTCGCGGAGCTGAGCGAGGCCGCCCTGAGCAAGATCAAAGCGGCAGAAAGCAACGCGCTGATTTCCTGCGAAGGCGACATTGCGGTACTTCAGAGAGAAATCTGGGATGCCAAAGAAGCATCCGCCTAACCCTCTCCGCACACGTCAGCCAGACGCAAATGGCCCGATATCTCTCTGGGGAAACTCGATTAGGGAGAACGCCTGTATCGGTGAGAACACTGAAATAAGCTCCGATTCAGTTCGTGGGCCTTGTCAGCAATAACGGTAGGCCGAGTGGCCATGAAGCCTACCTGCGCTGGAGCTAAGCCATGATGCCGGGAGTCATGACCACGGAGAAAGCTTAGCCTCGTCTTCGGGCGGATAGTAAAACAGTGTTCTCTCCAATGCAGGTACATCACTGCATGAAAGGGTCGGGTTCCCGGCCGGGCGTTCGGTGCCATTAACCGACAGCGCGGGGCGCGTTGATAACTCAGCCCCAACTCACTCAACGCGGAGGATTTGCAGCCATGTAACAGACAACAACGATCCGACGCCTCATGCGTCCGCTCGTTACGTAAGGTGTTCAAGCCCGGTTCGTCCGGGCTTTTTATTGGGCGATTGGAGGTGAGTGTGATGCGCACCGTCGAACAAGTTGAAAAGGAAATCGGCTGGACTGAGGAAGAAGCTTCCCGGTGTGGCTGCTACGTGCGTGAGGAGCCATGCGAGCGCTGCTGGTCATTGGGCTGGGCACTTGGTGGCAACGACATTATCAGGACAGAACAACCAGTTGAGCAGCAGCCATGAAACGCACAACCCACTCACCCCGCAAGCCCCGCCCCGACGTCCACGACTGCGCAAAAGGTCGGATGCATGACCCTGTCGCCAAGAAGGTCGTTACCACTATGCCGGGCGGGTATATCGCCTAACTAATTCTGCGCCGATCTGGAGGCGACCATGACCTACGAAGTGACCATCGAGGAGTTCGTCCTCCAGTGCAACATCACGCACTGCGTTTCAGTGAAGGGCGATCCAAATTCCTGGGCGAGCCCAGACGACTACTACGGCTATGAGGAGATGGAGTTCGAAATCGTCTCTGGCTACACCTACGACGAAAACGATCTTGTCGTTGATATCGGCAAGAACGGCTGCGCAGCGGTTGCCGAGAAGTGGGCCGAAGAGATCGAGGAAAAGCTCTGGGAGCAGGTGGCGGCCGAGCGTGAAGAATCCTGCGATTACGACGACCGTGACTGGGAGGCGGCATGAATAATCATGACACCGCAGTGCACATGATCGAAACGGAGATCGCGACCATTCCGACGACTGCGTTCCCTGTCATGGCTGGCTCAGTCTGCCGGATGGCGATCTTCCTGGCGCAGCGACTTGATGCAATCACCGCAGCTGAGCGTGACGCCTACCTGAAGAAGGTGCGCGGGCTTGAGCTGACTCGATTCGTTGAACTCCTCAAGGGAGAAGCGGCATGACGATCATCGCTAGGACTTACGAAGCACTCAACCAAGCCTTGCAATCGCGAGGCTTTTTTCTGGTCGCTGATCTGCCTCAGCGCATCAAGGTTCAGACCCGGCGCGGCATGCTGGTTGTGAGGTTGCCATGAACCACTGCCCGAAATGCACGAGCAATGACCTGCTCGTCACCTTCACACCGAAGGGTCTGATTATTGATTACGCCGGTCGCCGGAAAATCGAGGACGAATTCGTAACCTCGAACCAATACGAATTCTACTGGCAGCACAAGTCCGCGAAAGATCACCTGCGCAAACACTGCAGAACCTGCCAATTCCAGTGGCGTGAAAATACTGCTGATGAGGTGGCGCCATGAAATCCAAGCTCGGAACCCGCGTCTACACCTTCCAAGAACTGATGAACCGAATCGACATGGAGTATTGGTATGTCCACTGTCACGGGCAAGACCAGTTCACCTTCGTGCCGATCCAGTACAAGGGGAAATGAAATGAAACTCTTCTGGTGGGTATTCGTAGTCCTCTCCGTATTCTGGTGGGGCATCTACGCCGAGATGCGCGAGATTCAGCGCGAGCAGATCAGCCTTCCTGTGGCGGTGGCGAGATGAGTGTGGTCCGAAGTCGGTTACGCCAAGAGATTCGTAACAACCTTGACCGGTCTAAGCCACACATCGTAATGACCAATAAAGGCAACCCGCACAAAATCTGGTGCTGCGCGGGCCGCGGTGACGTGGCTTGCGATAACTCGCCAGAACTTGCCTACAAAAAATGGCAGCTAAGAGTCGACTTCTTTAGTCAATTCAACTCCAGCCCAATCTCTTAATAACTCGAACTCATACGCCGCCTGCATGGCGGGGAGAACCGTCATGTCAGCACAAAATCAAGGTGTTGTTCCACTGAAACCAAAAAGCCTGGCGCTACGCATGGCCGACCGCTTCGGTGTTGACCCCGGCGAAATGCTGGCAACGCTCAAGGCCACCGCATTCAAGGGCAACGTGACCGACGCGCAAATGCAGGCGCTGATGATCGTCGCCGACCAGTACGGCCTGAACCCATGGACGAAAGAGATCTACGCCTTCCCGGACAAGGGCGGCATCGTTCCTGTCGTCGGCGTTGACGGATGGGCGCGGATCATCAACGAGAACCCAGCCTTCGACGGCATGGAGTTCGCCATGGACAAGGACGGTACCGAATGCACCTGCAAGATCTACCGCAAGGACCGTGGCCACGCGATCAGCGCAACCGAGTACATGGCCGAGTGCAAGCGCGGCACCCAGCCGTGGCAGTCACACCCGCGCCGCATGCTTCGCCACAAGGCCATGATCCAGTGCGCACGGCTGGCATTCGGGTTCGCCGGCATCTACGACCAAGACGAGGCTGAGCGGATCGTCACCAATGACGCCTCAGTGCCTTCTGCAGATGCTGGCCCAGCTATCGAGACCATCCGTAACGCCCAGTCGATGGATGAGCTGCAAGCGGCCTTCACGGCGGCGTGGAAGGATCTTCCTACCGAGCGCGCAGCACTCACCAAGGCCAAGGACGACCGCAAGAAAGAATTGTCCGAGCCGGTCGATGCTCAGTTTGAGGAGGTGCCAGATGCAGCAGGGGAGTGATGAGTGGATTCGCGCCAGACTAGGATGCGTTACAGCCAGCAAGGTCAAGGACGTGATGACCAAGGGCCGCGGCAAGGAGCCGTCGGCAACCCGACGCAACTACATGATGGACCTGCTCTGTGAGCGCCTGACTGGCAACCAGAGCGGGCCCGATCTATCGCGCAATCTGGCAGTTCAGCGCGGAGTAGAGCTCGAACCTGTAGCGCGCTCAGCCTATGAGATCGACAAGGGGCTGATGATCCAGGAAGTCGGCTTGATCGCCCATCCGGTGATCGTTGGATTCGCGGCTTCCCCTGACGGCGTCGTTGGGGCGGATGGGTTAACGGAAATAAAATGCCCTAACACCGCAACCCACATTGCCGTGATCCAGTCCGGCCGGCATGACAGCCAATACGAGTGGCAGATGCTGGCCCAAATGGCCTGCACTGGCCGGGCCTGGGTCGATTTCGTCAGCTTCGACGACCGCATGCCAGAAGAACTGCAGTACGCCTGCTTCCGCTTCGAGCGAGACGATAAGCGCATCGCTGAGATGGAAGCCGAGATCAAGGCCTTTCTGGAAGAGTTGGCCGAACTGGAACAGGAAATGCGGGGCCGGATGAGGAGTAACGCAGCATGAGCACATACATCAGCACCGATCTGAACATGGTCAAGGCACTCGACCCTGACCGCCATGCACTGGCCCTGCAAATGGAGGCCTTCTTGAACAAAGGAGGGACTATTGAGGTGTTGCAGGGACCGAGCTTTGTTCCTCCGCCAGTACGCCATGAGCCTCTGCCGACGGTGAAGGCCAAGCCGGTGAAACAGGTTGTCGCAGATTCGCCCTACATGGACAAGATCACTCAGCGCGAGATCGAGCGCGAGGAACGACTGACCACGGCCGCCAAGGCTCGGGCTGCACTCGTTGAACAGGTCAGAAAGCTGGCCGAGACAATGAGCTATGCGCAGACGATGGATCGAACCGGCCTGTCTCGCAAGATGCTTTTCACCATGTCGAAAGAGCACGGGTTCAGCTTCCAACCGGCAGGCTACAGAAACGGATGGAGCAGCAACCGAGGAATGATCGATGAATCCCATGATGAAAAGCTCGCCGAGCGCATCAAGGCCTTCAAGGAAGTCGGGCTTTCGCGCAACCAGGCTATGGGGCAGTGCGGCATCACGTTCAAAACCTTCAACCGCATCCTGATCAAGTTCGCCATCGACTATCCGAAACGTAAGGCAGGGCCTCATCCGGCCTTCTTCGCCAAGCAGCAGTAAACCAACCTGGTCGAAAACCTCACCCATCCCGGGAGGCCCTATGTCATCCAAAGGAAAGCTCAAGGCTGGCTATTTGGAGCTGAACTACAGCTGCAGCATCTGTGGCCGACCACGTAACCAGTGCCGCAGCGATAAATGCAGCAAGGCCCGGCAACGGGAACACGCACAGAGGAATGAGCCATGACAGCCAAGTTATCGCCTGACTCGATCGGGCTGATTTTCACGATGAATGCAGCCGGGCATTGCGCCGAGGAGATTGCTGATGCGGCTGGGTGCTCGTACTCCACTGTCGTGCGGTATCTGAACGAGGCTGGGGTTGTGCTCGGGAACAAGGGCAGGCCAAAGCAGCTCACGGCGGATTACATGGCCTTGGCGCTGGACATGCGGGCTCACGGGTCGACTTGGTACGACGTAGAGCAGCACGTCGGCTTCCACCGATCCACATTCCACAGTCAGCTCAGAGCCCAGCGCGCCCAACAATAACCGCCCCACCGGGCACAGCAGATTGGAGATTACCGTGAGTGAATCTACGCGCAAGGAATTTGAAATGTGGTCTTCAGCCCACGTTTATTTGGGCGGAGTTGAATTAGATAGGACGGCCAGTGGTAACTACTCAGACGTTGATATGCAGCATGCTTGGGATAGCTGGCAGTCGGCCAGGCCTGAATTGGAGGCTATCCGTCGGCGCGAGTCACTGCTGAAAGAGAAGTTGGCCGACTGCGAAAAGAGTGAGGCTGCGTTGCGGGAAGAGCTGGCCATGAAACTTGAGGCGTATCAAGGCGCCCATATGATGGTCACGGACTTGAAGGCTGACTTGGCAGCCGCCGAGCAGCGGAATGCGACCCTCGAAACCGAGCTTCGCAACATTCGTCAGTCGTGTGAACTGAGCAAGTTGCGTGATGCGCGGATTGACGCACTGCTGACAAAACCCACCGAATCGGTCGCGTACCAATCGCGAGAAATTGGCGAATCAGATTGGGCTGATTGCAGCAAGGAAGAATACGACCGCTGCGGTAAAGACCCGCATATGGATACGCGGGTAAAACCCACCGAATCGGGAGCAAGCGAATGAGCGAGCATGAAAGCTGCATTGGCGCTTCTGATGACTGGTACACACCAAAATTCATTTTCGATGCTCTCGCACTTCGTTTTGACCTTGACCCGTGCAGTCCTGGGGCTGGCCACTGGGTTCCTGCTGAAAACGTGATCACTGAAAAACAGGATGGCCTGAGACTGGAGTGGAACGGGCTCGTCTGGATGAATCCGCCTTTTGGCGGACGAAACGGCCAAGTGCCTTGGCTCGAGAAGTTCATCGCGCACGGCAATGGGATAGCGCTTGTGGCCGCCAGGACTTCGTCAGGGTGGTTCCATGATCTGGCTCCAAGGTTCGACGCACTGCTGTTTCCAAAGGGTAAAACTAAATTTGTTAGACCTGATGGGACAGTAGGCGCCTCACCTGGAACCGGAGTTGTTTTGCTCGCAATTGGAGAAATAGCCTGCAAGGCTTTGAAGAAAAGCCAGCTAGGAATTTATCTGGAGATTAAGCCATGACCAAAGATAAAACCGTAACCATGTCGCGGGAGCAGTTCAGCGTGCCGCGTGAATTTCTGGAAGTAATCGCGAATAGCAGCGAGCGGTCACTTTCCGAAATCAATGCCGCGATTCAGAAGGCGCGCCAAATTCTCGCCGCCCCAGTCGTCGAGCGCCAAGATCCCGGATATGTCCTGGCCAAACAAACCGCCGTAGAGGTGCCGGGCCATGAGCGGAAAGATCTTGGGTATACCCTGTTTGACGGTATCGGTGTTTTCCGTAGCCGTGAAGAAGTTCATGCGGCTATAGCAGAACTGGGCCTGCCTATTGGCTGGGTTTCAATGACAGTTGACCAGTTGCTGCCCGGCTACATGATGCCGGAAGACACCTCGCCGCCCGCGCCGGTAGCGGTGGTGGTGCCTGACGATCAGACCCCATATCAACCGAAGGGCGAGTGGTCATTTGAGCGCTTAGAAGGTAGTGAAATAGTTATTCGAAACGGCAAAGACTGGACCGTAATCAAGTCAGGCAAAGGACCTATCTACGAGCAGTTCCTTTACCGTTTCTGCGAGCAACAAATGAAAGAACTGACAGCGCCGACCATAAACGAAAATGCAGAATTCGAAAAATGGCGAAACACGCAGATCGACGTGCTAATTCGCAACGGATATCCAGAAGGCGCGGAAGCGTTTCGCAATCTCGGATCTGTGCAGTGGGCTGGATGGCAAGCACGCGCCTGCCTCGACAAGGTCAAGGAGATGAATCGATGATCCCTAAAGCCATGTTATTCAGCCTGATCTTCTGCTGGCTGCCGATGTCCTTTGCGTTCAAGTGGGTGATGGCATGAGAAAAACAATCGTGCTGACTGGGAAAGCAGTCGTGAACTTCTGCAAGGTTATCGAGGATGCGTCCGATGATGACGTTGAGGGACTGCTGGCCAGTGATGATTTGCGCGGTGCGCAAATCGATGAAGAGGACCTGCTCGACATCGAGTGGATTCATGACGAAGTCGATATCAAGGTGACCTCATGATCGCCCTCGCCTGGTTCTACTACGTGTACTGCCATAAGGTGCCGAAGTGATGAAGCTGATCTACTGGCTCAACCGAAAGCTTAAATTCCCCGGGCTGCCGATTGCGAGAATTCGGACAGGCAACGAGACCTGCACCCTGCGCAATGACGGCTGGGTAATCATCTCCGACGGCAAAAGCTCAGACGCATTGCCAATCACCTTTTGCGCTCCAGCAATCATCGAAGCGTTCAACGCAGAACTCGCGTAACCCCCCCCACTTTATCCATCTGCTTGCCGCACCGCGCGGCCGGAGCATCCCTATGTCTCGCATTGAAGAAAGAGAAGGCTGGAATCTGGCTGATCAGTTGATCGAGGCCGGTCGCCAAGTAGACCCAATATTCGGCGGCGTCGAGCGGGTCATCGCCAACATTGAACGCACTGCTGCGATGAGGCCGGAAGGCTATCGGGCAGGCATCCAGAAACGCATCGAGGTGGAACGCCATGGCAGCCTTTGACGTACACGAACAGAACGCAGACGGTCGCCCGGGCAAGCTGCTCGACACCATCGACCGCGTACCGGACATCCGCAAGACCGACTCCTTCGTCGAGTTCGACGGCGAGATGCACAAGGTCATGACGGGGATTCGAAATTTCATCATCGTCACCCAAGAGCGCTGGGCTCGGGTGTCGGCTGCGAACTGGAGGAAATCATGAACATTGATTGGAGCAAGGCGCCTGAATGGGCAGTTGCGCACGGCCTGCATGAAACTGGGTTCGGCATCGAAGAGTTCTGGCTGGGCGAAACACAGCATCAAAACCTTGAACATTCGAAATCTTTCCCGTATGGCGGCGGAGACCCGTCGTGTGGCTCCTTCCACAATTCTCGGCGCGAGTCGTTCAGCTATGTGACCGAGCGCCCAGCAGCATGGACCGGCGACGGCCTGCCGCCTGTTGGGACGGTGTGTGGCCTTTGGTTCAAAGGAGCCGACCAAGGCGAAGTAACCGTGCTGTTTATCGGCGATGAAGTCGGGGTTTTCAAAAGCCACGCCTTCGACCATGAGCAGCACGGCGACCTGATCCATTATCAGTTTTACCAAGTGAGCAACACGCAGGAAGAGGCTGATGCACAAGACAGAAAAAAGGTCCTTGCAGAAATGACCGCGCTCGCTGGCGGCCAATACGCCCCAAGAGATGCGATTCTTCAGCGTCTCTACGACGCCGGCTACCGCAAGCAGGTAAAGCCATGACTGACAAGGTGCTTGAAGAATTTGAAGTGTGGTTCGCGAAGACATACCCACTCGGGAATCTTGAGCGCGACACGGAAGAGGTTCTGCGAAAAATGATCGCCGGCCAAGCTTGGCAGGCCTCCCGCGAATCCCCACTACTCCACCCTCTCCAGAAAACCCTACGCGACAACGGCGACCTGATCGCAGCCCAAGCCACCATCGCCCAGCAGGCGCAGATGATCGAGCACCTGCGCGGCGGGCCTACTCCGCTCTACACCGCCGTAGACATGGCCAATGCTGCGGCTGACGGGTTCAGGGATGGGGCGGCGAGTTTGTTGCCAGTCTTGGAAATGACTCGGTCATATGTAGGTCAGGAAGGCTCTGACGCAGAACTGGCTCAGCTTGAAGCGGCAATCAGTGCCATCGCGGGCAAGGAGGGTTGAGATGGTCAAATCAATTCCGCAGACCGTCGCTGAGCCGGTACTGGTCGACAAGGTGCTGGAGTCACGCCTCGCCGAACTGATCGGCACCACTTCTAAGGCCCTCGAACATAAACGCCTTTCTGGGATAATCCCTCGCGGGGTCTGGGAGAAGGTGAACGGACGGATCATGTACAGCCTGGAGCGATACAACACATGGGCAGAAAATCAATGGGCCTCCCTGATGGAGTCGAGCCCCGCGGCGAAAGCGTCCGAATCCGTTTTACTTGGAACGGTCAGCGTCGAAGCGAGCCGACCCCGTTTAAGCCGACCGCCAAAGGGCTCGCGGCGGCCGGTAGTCTCTGTGCTCGTGTAAAGGAACTGATCAAGCTGGGCGCACTGAATGACGACCTCTACGCCCAGATGTTCCCAAACTCCAACTACCTGCTGGACCGCAAGACGCCAACTTTCGGCGAGTTTGCCCAGATCTGGCTCGATAGTCGGGAGATCGTCGACAGCACGCGTGACAACTACAAGAGCGTGATGAATCGGTTTTGGATGCCTGCGCTGTCCAGCAAGCGCATCGATAACATCACGTCGGCGGATCTGCGCAAGGTTGTTTCGGCCATCGACTGGGAGTCGCCGGGCGTGCGCCGGAACGCCATGGACAAGCTATCGAGCGTGCTGCACACCGCCGTGATGGACGGGCACATGGCGCGCAACCCGTGCCTGTCCATTCCTCGGGCAAAGATCGCCAAGCGGCAGGTTGACCCGTTTGAGCGCGACGAAGCCGAGAAGATCATCACGGACCTGTACGCGCACTTGACCGGCCAAACTCGGCTATACGCTGCCTATTTTGAGTTCTCATTTTTCACCGGCATGCGGCCGGGCGAAATACGGGCGTTGAAATGGGCAGAGGTGAACGAAGAGAAAAGGAGGGTGCACGTATGCAGGGTGATCGTGAAGGGGGATTTATTCGAAAGGATCAAGACCAAGACGGTCAGGGATGTGCTGCTCAACGACCGGGCACTGAATGCGATTCAGGTCGCCCGGTCACTTGCGGCTGATGGTGCGGAGTTTGTGTTTGCGCCAGCGGACGCCAGCAGCGAATGGATCAGATCAGACAGCACGCCGAAGAAGTACTTCCTCGCGGCTCTGTCGCGGCTCGGCATTCGGCGGCGGCGCCAGTACGATTGTCGCCACACCTATGCCACCATGTGCCTTATGGCGAACATGAACACGGCCTTTATTGCCAACCAGCTCGGCCACAGTGTACAAATGCTGCTCTCGACCTATGCGAAGTGGATCAATTCCACCTCGGACTGGACCGAGCTGAACAAGCTGTAA